AGGTGGAGGACAACATGTATCCAGTAAAAGTGTACGATAAGCACGGTAATTTACTGCGTGTCATAAGCAGTGAAGAGCTAAGTAAAAGATCAGATGAAATGTTTTTCGCAAAGAAAGAAAGAGGTTCTAATTGGAGAAAGTCTGCGTTAGTAAAAAAAGAAATGAAAAAGAAGGAAGCAAGTGAAACAAACAACGAACTGTTCGCACGAAATCCTGAATGGAATAAGGAGCATAACATTGAAACAAAAGATTGAACCATTGTGGGTACGACAAGCACAAGCTCATAAGCTGTTCGGTGTGAGCAGATCATTTTTCCTTAATCATATCAAGCAACATCTTGAACCGATCATTCTTTCTTCACGCTGTATTGTGTATGAATACAATGATCTTGTTGCTTTCTGTGATGAATATGCAACAACAATGAAAGGAGGTAAACAGTGCATACCTGTACGCTCAGACTCGCACGGAGAAAAGGTAGTCCCAATTGGCAGGTCATCGGGATTTACAAAGGACAAAGAAGAAGGATAACTACAGGCACACGCAACAGAGGACAAGCCCAGTTAGCTATGGCTCAGATCATAAGCGAACTGGATTACAAAGAAAGAGATGATGATAAGAAACAGGCAACCATGACAGAGGTTGCTGATGTACACCTCAATCTAATCACAAAGAAAACTAAGAACAAGGATGAGGAGTACGCAAAGAAGCTTGAACCTTACATCGGTGACATGAGAATGAACGACATCGGTATGAGGCCAAAGCAAGTACGAGATTGTGAACTTCATATCCTTAACCAGTACATTCAGGATCGTGCTGACTCCAACATATCTGTTACTACTATTAATAAAGAGTTGGCATTCCTCAACCTGATAGGTAACAAGGCAGTAAAAGAGTACGGCTTGTTGGATTACTGGACACCCCTTAGATTGGTAGATGATGATGAAGCTATCTTCTATGGGTTGAAAGCTCCGCAGAAAAAGAAACACCTTGAGTATAACTGGCAAGTCACCCTGTTAAACAACCTACCTAGTCACTTGAGGGACATGGCATTGTTCAGTATCAATACTGGACAACGTGAATCAGTAGTATGTAATCTTCAATGGAAGTTTCTCTGCAAGGAAGATGACATCTATTACTTTAAAGTCCCCAAGTCTTTTATGAAATCCGAAGAGTACATGAACGAGGACTATGCATACATCGTGCTTAATGACATAGCCGTTGACTTGGTTCTCAAAAGAAAGTGGACTACAAGGTGTATTGATGACCATGTATTCTTGGATGAGGATGGCAACCATGTAGATAATATTAATTGCTATGCTTACAGGGTAGCTAGGACTCGTGTTGCTGAACAGTACCCAGAGATAATGCAGACTGATGTGCATTCATTTAAGCGTACATTCATTACTCGCTTGATTGATAAGGGTGTGCCTTATGATTGGGTGCAACGATTGGCGAATCATAAGTTGCCAGAGGTAACAGAGACATACAACAGGATGAACCCAGAGAAGAGAAGGAAGATGCATCAGTATTTACAGATGCTTGTAGAAGATAGACCGCAGTTAAAATTGTATTCAATGAATAGGGGGTAACTATGGATGAATGGGACTTACCATTTGTCATACATGAAGATGTGATGGATGGCTTGAAGAAAATAAAAGATGAACAGATACAAACTTGTGTTACATCCCCACCTTACTGGGGGTTGCGTGACTATGGTACTGGCAGATGGGTTGGTGGTGACTCTGACTGCCCACATGTCAGGGAATCAAAGAAGAGTGAGCATACCATAACAGGACATAAGAACAATCCTATGGTTGGTGATGCTATCTATAAAACAATATGTTTAAAGTGTGGTGCCAACAGGGTTGACAAACAGCTAGGTCTTGAGGAAACACCAGAAGAATACATAGAGAATATGGTTAAGGTGTTTCGTGAAGTGAGAAGGGTATTAAAAAAAGATGGCACGTTGTGGTTAAACATTGGTGATACCTATTGTGGTACTGGGCATAAGAATGAATACCTTGACCCAAAGTATTCCGAAGGTAGAACTGGGCAGTCAACAGCTATTAACAATAAGGTACAAGGTGTTAAGCCAAAGGATATGATCGGTATACCTTGGCTGTTGGCGTTGGCGTTAAGAGATGATGGTTGGTATCTAAGACAGGACATCATATGGAACAAGCCTAACGCTATGCCAGAGCCTGTTAAGGATAGATGCACCAAGTCACATGAGTATATCTTTTTATTATCAAAGAGTAGCAAGTATTACTTTGACTATGAAGCATTGCAAGAACCAACAACAACATACGATAGGAATGTAAGAGACAGGGACAAGGGTAAACTTAACAAGACACCCGGCAGGGAAAGAATCTCTGGTCTTAAGACAAATGATTATGCGATGAAGAACAAAAGGGATGTCTGGAATATTAACCTTAAGCCATACAGTGAAGCACACTTCGCAGTATTCCCACCAGAACTACCACAGTTTTGTATCAAGGCAGGTAGCAAGGTAGGTGACACTGTGCTTGATCCTTTCTGGGGGTCTGGCACTACAGGAGTGGTGGCTATTAAGTTAGGAAGGAAGGTGATGGGAATAGAATTAAATAAAGAGTACATAGATATGAGCATGATGAGGTTTGGACAACGATACCTGAACTTCTACGAAGGAGGAATGGATGGCAAGTAAAACAGTAGCAGAAATTATTGGTGACTTGAAGGCTATATACATGGAACACTTCGGTGTACCACATAGCAACAAGGCTTACCAAGAACAAGGGAAAAACATCAAGGCTCTTACAATGGCTGTTGGATACGACAACTTGATTGAGAACTTCAAGTATCTTCTGGATTGTAATGATCCTTGGTTGCAGAACTCCAAGAACATACCGGGTTTAATCAAGTGGTTTGATGCAATACAAACCATGCGATTGAACAACACAATGAGTGCTAACTTCGGTTCACTGTCTGCTGTCAAGAGAGTACAAGAGCAGAAGGAGGAACTAAGGTTAGCCAAGTATAGAAAGGAGATGTTGGATGAATGATATAAAGATGGCTCCATTCTCCAATGAATCTGAATCGTCTATCATTGGTTCTATATTCCGAGAGCCAGATAGAATACATGAAGCGATGTCACTGATTGATCCTGAAGATTTATTCTCTCGTGATATGAGAATAATTTATAGTGCGATGATTAAGTTAAAGCGTAAGGATCAACCAATAGATTTGATTACATTGACTGATGAGTTAAAGAATCAAAATAAGTTTGATGATGTTGGTGGGGTATACAAACTTTCAACACTGGAGGACTACACCCCTACCGCAACAGCAATAGCATTTCATTGTCGCAAGGTAAGAGCATTAGCTATCAAGCGTAAGTTTATAGATAAGATGGAAGGCATTGTGAACACAGCGTTTGAGGTTAATGATGATGCGTCAACTCTCCTTGATGAAGCACACTCTTCTGTATTCCAATTGATGGGTGAAGTGGATAGCAACAGTAAGACAGTTGATGTCTACTCACCAGAGGATATGGCAGTGCGTGGTTATAAGAATGCGAAGGCTAGGTTTGAAGACCCAGAAGGAGAGAGTGGTTATCAGACAGGGTTTCCATTACTTGACAGGTATATGAAAAGGTTAAGGGATGTGAACTGTATCGCAGCCAGTACAGGGGTAGGTAAGACAGGCTTGTCTCTTAACATAGCCTTGAATCTTGCAGTAGAAGAAATACCTGTACTGTATATCAATCTTGAAATGAACATTGATGAAATCATTACTCGTGTTCTTGCCATACTATCAGGTGTTGAGATTGATAAGATAGATACTGGTGATTACGGCAACACACCAGAAGAGTTCAAGTTAGTAGCTAGGTTTGCAGAGAAGCTTGAACATTCTACCTTATATATGACAGACAATACACCGAAGAACATTAACCATATCACTAGCTTGATACACAAGTACCACGCCAAGCATGGCATTAAGGTAGTCGTGGTTGATTACATTGGGCATATCAGGAATGACAAGCTTGCCTTTAAAGAGAACGCCAAGCGTATCAGCTTGGGTAGATACAACCAGATGCTCAAGCATATATGTACCACGCTTGGTATCAAGCTGATTGTGGTAGCTCAAATGAATCGTGATGGTGAGAAAGAACCAGAGCTATCTAACATCGGTGAGTGTTGGCAGTTAGCACAGGATGCAGACACCTTTATGATCCTTCACTATGAATGGATAAAGAATACTGACAAGGGTGATGATGCACCAGATAAATACAAGCAATACATTCTTAGTCTTAGGAAGAATAGGAATGGAGTATCACCAAGGAGTATACATCTTAATTATAATGAACGTACTCAATTAATGACAGAGGGGGAAAGACCAAGTGGAAAAATCTGAAAAAAATTTTTCTGGCAAATATGAACAAGACGCTGATTCAGTCTTGGAAAAGAAAGGTGTCGCACCAGAAGAACCATTGATACTACTCACCCTTGGTGAAATTACCAAGGATGTATACCAAGATTTTTTCAGTGATGCTGTTGGTAAAACCGTAACAGAAAAACAAAGGTTTGCTTTAGATAAAACATTCAAACATCTATCTGTAATACAGAAAGAAAAGTGGAGAGATGACTACAGAAAAAATGGATACGTCATGCTATACTCTCCAATATTTCAAGAGGAATTTTATCTAGCAAGAGATGACCAAGCGTTTAAGTCCCTTAAAAATAAAGGCTTGGTGGTTTATATGGAGAGTGAACTCCCAAGATTGAAAGGATTAGAGAAGGATGATATCTTGTGGATACATCGTGGCAAGAAGTTCGGTGGTAAAATTGTAAAGGAGGAACCAGATGAGTAAAGACGAAGAGCTTGACAGGTTTCTTGACCAAGAATTTAATCCAGATAGAAACCGTAACAATAGGATAGAGGTAAGCGAAGACTATGGTGTGGAAATGTTAGCCTACAATTTATGGATTGCCAAGATAGCAGAAGAGCTTGGCTATGAAGGAGAAGAAGAGAACGTAGTACATATCTTTAATCGTCAGGGTATCACTGATGATGAACGTAGTTTATTCTTCAGGATACTAGAGAATACCAAGAAAGGATTTATAACACTATGGCGAAAAGAGAATTAGTAACCGATGGTGCATTGTATAAAACTTATGTTGTTAAAGATTTAAAATATCCGATACATGCTTATTGTATTCATAACGAAACTGGCATGGTTGTAGAGCAAGTGTCACAAATGAAAGCTCATGCTATACGACTAGCCGAAAATGAAATGAAGTATAGAATAAAAAATGGAGAGGTCAAAGTATGATAATACCAGGTCATTTGTTAGAATTGCCAGTAGACAGAGAACAGAAAGTTGTTCTGAATAAGAATGAAAGAAACTTAGCTATTCTCATGGGCAAGGAGAGATATAATAGCAACAGGAAAAACGGAATAGAGAATAAAAAGGCAGGCCCTCAGTCAATATATCAGACTGAAGTTGAGGGTATTGGTGGTGAGTTAGCTTTTGGTAAAGCCTTAAACCTTTATCCTGATTTCTCTACTGTGCCGGGCAAGTATGATTTCAAAATGTCTGGCACAACGATTGATGTTAAGACAACTAAGTATGAGAATGGAAGGCTGATGGTTGGGTACAACAAGAAGTTATCTGACTGCGATGTTTATGTATTAGTTGTTGGAGAGATGCCAAACTATACCATTGTTGGTTGGTTGAACAATCATCATATAATCAACGAGGAACATGTTGGTGACGTAGGAACTGGCACTGTTTACTTAGCAGACCAAACAGAGCTACAAGGATTCCCTATTAATATTTATGCGAAAGAATTTCAGGGGAAATAACATGAAAGAAATATGTGGTATATGCCACAAAGAAACTGTACCAATAGAGGTACACGGCCATACGCAATGCAGTCATTGTGGTGGTAATTACTCACCTTGTTGTCAAGGAGAACAAGCAATGCCTATTAATAAAATGCCAGAAGATTCATTGAATGACTTAGTCGCTTGCATAGAAAAAGAAAAAAACGAGAAGACTAAGGTTCAAGGAAAAGGCAAACAACATGATGCTCATGTCAAAACTTGGGAAGCACATAGGAGGAAGTTTGGGCAAAGCAAGTAGACAGAAGGGTCAGCGAGGAGAAAGGGAAGTATGCAAACTCCTAGCTGAGAAACTCGGTGGCGAATACAAACGTAACCTCATGCAGACCCAAGATGGTGGCTATGATGTATTAGGTCTGCATGGGTACGCCATCGAAGTTAAATTCCAAGAGAAATTTCAGATAGAAAAGTGGTGGAAGCAAACTGTTGAACAAGCAGAAGGTAAGATTCCTGTTTTGTTTTTCAGGAAAAGCCACGAGTGTTGGAGGGTTGTTGTGCCTTTCAATATGGATTCATATATACCATGTAGTAAGTGTTCTCACTTATACTATTCTATTATACCAATGGAGGATTTTATGGAGC